TCGGGTGACGACAGGGCCGGTGGGGAGGACAAACCCCCCACCAGCCCGAAGACGAACCGCCGGAGCAGTAGTCGTGCTCGCAAGTCTTGACGATGTTAAAGCCCGTATCCCCCACGTGGATTTCGACGAAGACCAAGCCCTAGGGCTATTAGAGGAGGCATCCGCGCTAGTTGAGGGGTACCTGCAAAAACCAGTGCCCGAACCGGTGCCGGAAACCATCAAAATCGTGGTATCCCGCATGGTAGCAAGGGTCATTGAGGCCCCCAAGGAAACCGCCTTCCAGGAATCCATGCAGGTCACCGCGGGCCCGTTTAGCCAAAGCGCTAATTTCACCCATGGTGGTAGCGGCGGTGCCCCCTGGCTCACCGCATCGGATAAAACCATGCTGGCCCCCTTCCGTAAGAAACGCCGCGGCATCTACTCCATCACTATGAGCTAAAGAAAAGAGGGCGCGATGCCAGGCCTGCCAACAATCAAGCAATACCCGGTAACCCGGCTCCGCCGCTTCAAAACCGGCACCGATGAGCTCGGCAACCCCACCTACGGGCTCCAGGGCACCATCATCCATGTGGTGGGCTGGGCGAAACCCACCACCGCAGAACCTGAACTAGCGGGCCACGCCCGCCGAACAGTCGCCATAAAAATGTACGCCCACCCCGGTGACTTTATCGAAACCGATATCGTCATCCTCACCCCAGGTGGCGAACGCCTAGAGGTTGTGGGCGAACCCGAAAACTATGAACACGGCCCCTTCGGTTGGGCCCCAGAATTGGAGGTGATTAATCTTGCCGGAATCGAATAACCAATGGTTAGAAGTAACCCTTGGCGCTGAGGCGGATCGACCCGATTATGTCGAATGCGTAAGCCTATCCTTCGATGGCGGCAGTCTTATCTGCTTCGCCGATGAAGGCATGCGGCAAGTACGAGCAGCCTACTCGCCCACCGGATGGGCCAGGTGCAGGTGGGTGGATTACAGCGAAGTACGCGCCGAACAAGACCGCGCTTGGCGTCGCTACGTGTGAGCAGGCTATGGCAAAGTACGTGCCGAACAAATCCGCGCTGAAAGCACTGCTCAAAGACCCCATGACCCAAGGGATCGTAGTCGACCACGCCGAACAAGTAGCAGCTGCCGCAGGCGACGGGTTCGTCTCCTCCTACAAGATGGGCAAAACCCGCCACCGCTGCATCATCTACGCCGACACCTGGTCTGCTAAACGCCGAGAAGCCAGGAACAACATCCTCACCCGAGCCCTAGGCTAACCAGTCCCCTGGAAGGAGGCCCATGTGACCACCACCGCCACAGTGATCGCTGAGCTGGCGCGCCGGGTAGGGGTGCCAGCATCCAGCCGCATGCCTTCTACCCCGAAACCGCAAGCCTTCATCATCGTTTCCCGCATCGGCGGCGGCATGGAGGACTGGGCACTCCGCAACCCCAGGTTTTTAGTGGAGTGCTACGCCCACACCGAGCTAGACGCTGAAGCCCTGGCCGAAAAGGCCTACGAAGCGTGGGTGCGGATGCGGTCCGCCAAAATCCAATCCACCACCATAGACACCCTCACCAGGTACGACGACCCCGACCCGACCCTCTACCGCTTCCAATTCACCGGTGGCGTGCGGCTCCTAGCCCACTAGTATCCTGCCCCTGGTGCGGCAGCAGGGGACACCATCCTGCCGCAACTGTCTTTCCAACTTTCCTGATTTAGGAGAACCATCATGGCTATCAACATCCAAAACGCCTTCGTGGCCACCCCGCCCATCGACGGCGGCGTCTACTTCAACGCCCCCGTTGGCACCCCACTGCCGAAAACCGCCACCGAAGCCCTCAATTCAGCATTCGTCGATCACGGCGCTGTGGGCGAAGACGGCTTCAATAACACCCCCACCCGCGAAACCAGCACCGAAAAAATGTTCGGCGGGGATGACTGGGTGGATCTGCAAACCTCATACACCGAAACCGTCACCATCACCCTGCTAGAAGACGACAACGAACACGTTTTGAAGTCCTGCTTCGGCGACGCAAACGTCATTGAAAAAGCCGCCACCGACAAACACGGCCGGCAGCGCACCATCTATCACACCGCTGAACGCCTGCCACTAAAAAGCCATATCGTCAAAGCCGTCTCCGGTGAGAAAGCGAAAACCTTGGTCGTGCCTAACGGCCGGATCAGCACCGTGGAAAAAACCGCAGAGACCCACTCCGCATCCACGAAATACAACATCACGATCACCGCGTTCAAGGGCCCCCAGGAATACAAATACGCCAACGTATTCGAACTCCGGGACGACGGCATGGTCGACCCCAACACCCCAGACCCCGACACCCAAGACAAGACCGTGACCCTCCCCGGCGGCGTTACAGGCGGCACCTTCACCCTCTCCGTCGACGGCCACGCCACCGCCGAACTGGCGTTTAACGCCACCGCCGACACGGTGCAGGCCGAGCTACGCAAACTCACAGGCGCTACCACCGCCACCGTCACCGGTAATGCTGGCGGGCCCTACACCATCAAGGATGTTACCGGGGCACTCACCGCCGACGGCACCAAACTCACCGGTGGTGCGGGCACCACCATCACCGTAAACCCCTAAACCCCTCCCCGGTAACTCCGGGCGGCGGAGGGAACAACAACGGCGGCGGGGCTGTACCGCCGCCCCCGAAACCGGACACCCGCCGACGCGCTGTATCATTCGGGTGGGAAGACACCTCATCGAAAACCTACAACTGGGAAGAAACCCTCCAAAAAGTAGTAGACGCGGGCGGCACCACCATCGACCTGGCGGTAGGCCGCCCCGAATGGTTACTTTCCCCCGAAGTGCCCTCAGACAGTGGGCTCACATCATCCCTATCAGCAGCCGAAGGCGACCCCATCGCAGGGATCATCGACACCGCCCGCGCGGCCGGTATCACAGGCATCTACCTCACCTTGGATGCTATGGCCACCACCACCCTGGCGAAACCCGAATACCAAGAACTACGCTCCGTATCCAGAGACGGCACCATCCGAGACGACCTGGGCAGCGCCTACGCCCTCACCAAAGGACACATCGGTGACATGCTAGAGGCAGCCGCACGGCACCTTGCTGCCCGCTACGGCAACCGCATCAACGGCATCATCCTCACCGAAATCCACTGGGACTCCGGGTCATTTTCGGATAAAGACCTGGTGCTGTTCAAACAAGACACCGGCGAGGCGGATTGGACCCGCCGCGGCGACGGCACCCCCCACGAGGGGCCCAAAGAGCTGGCGTGGTTCGGCGATAAAATGGCCGAAGTCGCAGGCCGCATCAAACGCGCTATCGGTAATGCCCAGCTGGTTTTTGACGTGCGAGTCAACTGGGCCAACCCGCCCGCGGGCCGGCCCGACAGCGGACACGACTATGCCAAACTACTGCAGCATGCCAATCTGCTGCAGCCCTGGGTCTATTTCGACGCTGGGCAGGCTGGAAAAGCCGCGCCCCTGGTGGAAGCACTCACCGCACAATGGCCAGGCAAGATCCGCCCCTCCATTGGGCTGTGGGGTGCTGGCGGCACCACCATTCCCGCAACCGACCTAGACACAGCTATCACCTCACTACGCGACCAGCCGTGGCTGCAAGCCACGCCAGCATCAAAACTCACCACTGCCCACTGGCAGGTGCTGAAACACTGGCGCTAACCACACCGAAAAAAGGGCCGCGGGCAAAACCCCGTTACCGCCCGCGGCCCCTCCCACCCTCTATCTATTAACCACAACTAAGGAGCCATCATGGCATTCGACATCTCTGGATTCGACAACCTAGAATTCAACATCCCAGCAGGCAAAGACAAAAAAATCACCATCACCATCCCCCCAGTTGACTGCCTGTATCCCACAGACGTCACCGCCATCCAAAACGAAGCCGAAAAACAACACATCGGCGAAGGCTCCGTTGAAATCATGCGGCTCTTCCTGCTTCATTTCAACAACACCCAGGCGAAGAAGGACGCCATCAGCAAGCTAGTACAACGCCAGCTACTAGAAATCGACCGCATCTGGAGCCAGGAATCAGGTATCCAGCTGGGGGAATCCTTGCCCTCCACCGGTATGCCTTCGGGGGAGACCCCGAGCTCACCGACGCCCTCCGAGTAGACCTCCTCCATATCGGATACTCACTCAGCAACGTAGGGCGCGCCTACCGGTGGAGCGACCTCAGGGCATTCCTCAAACATTTACCTGCCACATCCCACCTCCACACCTACCTCAACCCCGCAGCCGCCGAGGCCGCAGCCTGGGCGTTACCCACCAACCAAATATTGGGTGCGCTCTTCGACCAGCAGTACATCCTGGCGCTGGCCCGCGCCGGGAAAAACACGGGTGGTGTTGGGGGTCTTATTCAGCAGACCATCGAGGGGATTGAGGCATCTCATCAGCAGGTGAGCCGGCCGCATAGGCGGGAGCTGACCGCCGCGGAGATCAGGCAAAAGGTCAGGGAAAAGCACCACATCTAAATCCGAAAGGAGGGGATTTTTCATGGGCGCAGAGCTCGGCACCGGCTACATCTCGATCATCCCTGAGGTGAGCAAAATTAGCCCCACTATCGCCAAAGCACTGGGGAGTGTAGAGAGTGAAGCCGAGCGCCGCGGCGGCTCGTGGGGAAGCAAGCTCGCCGCTGGCGTGGGCAAGACGCTGAAAGCCGGGGCGCTCGCCACTGGTGTGGCGGCAGGTGGGCTTATCGGCACTGCCATGGCCAAAGGCATGGGCCGCCTCACCGCTATCGAGAATGCTCAGCAGAAACTCCTCGGCCTAGGCAACGACACCAAGACCGTTGCCGGAGTCATGAACGATGCGCTTTCCTCGGTGAAGGGTACCGCTTTCGGATTGGGGGAGGCCGCGTCCGTTGCTGCAGGCCTGGTTGCCGCAGGCATTAAACCCGGCCAGCAGTTGGAAACCACCCTGAAAACTGTGGGTGATACCGCTGCTATTGCCGGCCGGAGCATGCAAGACGTTGGCGTTATCTTCGGGTCGATTGCCGCCCGCGGTAAACTCCAGGGCGATGATATGTTACAGCTGATGGCGTCGGGCATTCCCGTGCTCCAGCTGCTCGCCAAGGAAACCGGGAAAACCTCCGCCGAAATCTCGGATATGGTTTCCAAAGGCAAGATTGACTTCGAAACCTTCGAAAAAGCCATGCGTGCCGGCATGGGCGGGTCCGCCTTGAAAATGGGCGAATCCTTCACGGGTGCCGCAGCTAACGCTCAGGCAGCCCTGGGCCGCCTGGGCGCTACCGCGTTGAAACCATTCTTCGGCCTGGCGAAGGACGGCCTGGTGGCCGCCACCGGCGCCATCGACGGCCTGGAAACCAAAATCAAACCAGTTGCGGCTGATATTGACACCTTCCTTCAGCAGCGCCTAGTGCCAGGGCTCAAGGATGCCAAGAGTGCTGTGTCGAATTTTATGCAGTCCGATCAGGGCAAAGGCATGCTTACCGGCGTCCAGGCGGCCTTCACTGACGTGCTTGATGCAGGCAAAGCCCTGGCGCCCGTGGTATCCACCGTGGCTACTGCTCTGGGGCAGGCATCCGCAGCCCTCGGTGTTAGCACCTGGAATATTTTCCTCGGTACTTTGCATGCAGCATCTGGTGTGCTCGTTGCCCTGGCCCCGTCCCTCCGGTCTGTTGCTGACCTGCTGAAAGCCCACCCAGGTTTATTGGCGGCCGCCATGGCAGGCTGGATGGCGTTCCGCACCGTGCCAGGTATCGTTGGCGGTATCACCACCACCGTAGGCCAGTACACGTCCAAGCTGTCTGAGATGCGGGGGCACGTGTCTAGCCTGTCTGAGATGCGGGGACAAATCTCCAGCATCCAAAAATTCTATAAGGATGCTGGTGTGGAAATGGACCGGGTTGGGGCCACCACACACTACCTGACCGGTGAACAAAGCGGCTTGGCTGCCGCAGTGCTCAAGGCTGAGGCCGCGTTCCAGCAGGGTTCCCCAGCATTGAAAACATTTGCGGAAAAGCACACCGAAGCAGCCCACACCGCACGCGCTGCCCTAGGCTCGATCGGTGACGCAGCAGTTGGTGTGGCCCGTGGCGGGTTCTCCCTGCTGAAATCCGGCGCCGAAGGCCTACTAGGCGCCCTCGGAGGGCCGTGGGGCCTGGCGCTCACCGGTGCCGCCGCTGCCCTTACCCTGTTCGCCAGCGAAAACGAAAAGGCAGCTAAGGCTGAGCAGCAGCACAAGAATAACGTTGATGACCTCAAGAACTCCCTGAACGGCATTGAGGAGGCAGCCACCAGGTCGGTGATGGTACAGCGCGCATCCAGCGAAGGCCTGATAGACCTGGCCAGCAAGGCAGGTATCGCATCCAGCACCGTGGTGGATGCGATGATGGGGCAGGCATCCGGCCTGGAGGCCATCCAGGGCAAAGCCGAATCCATCACTACCGCTTTTATGCATGCCCACCCCCAGCTGCAGCAAGCCAGAATCTCCGCCGATGATCTAGAAGCCGCCCTCAACGGCAACAAAGACGCCGCCTTGGGTGTGGCCACCGCCCTCGCTGATCTTAATGGTGGCAGCACCACCGCCAAGGAGAACGCCGCCCAATCCTTCGCGGAATGGAAGAAAGGCCTGACCGATGCCGACCTAGCGACACTGAAGCTTGCCGAATCCACCCGAGGCGCCAACAACGATCTGGCTGAGGCAACCAGGCAGCATGAAGCCGAAGCAGCCGCCATGACGAATGCCGCTAAGGAGGCTGATGCGGCGGCTCAGATCTACTCGATTCTGGGTGACAAGATCAAATCCATCCCTGACAACAAAACGATCAAGGTGGAGTCGGATGCGATCACCGATGAAACTAGACAAAAGCTGGAGGCCATGGGGGCAAAGGTTTCCGAGCCCTTCGAGGGGCAGGTGACCATTGATTTCCCCGACGCTTTCTCTATCATTTCCTTGCTGGATCAGATGGGAGTCAAACTCTCCAACCTCGACGGCTACATCCATATTGATAATGCCGAGGTGCCAGGCACTATCGAAAAGCTTGATGCTCTAGGGTTGAAAACGAAAACCCTTCCTGGCGGTAAAGTCGTTATCGACTCCAACGACCCAGATGTTAAAACCCGCATGCTCGATCTGGGTATCCTGGTCAAAGACAAACGCACCGGTGAAGTCAAAATCAATGACAACGTGCCAGAAGTCATCAAGCGGATCCATGGCCTGAGCGGGCAAAACACCACATCTCGCCACACGATTTCGGTGGAAACCGTGTATGTAGGTGGGGGCCGTCCCGCGCTTCTCCCTGATGGCAGCCCGGCACGCCGTGCTATGGGCGGTGTTGTAGGGCTCGCAGCTGGCGGTTTGTTCGGCACCCCGGCAGGGTATCGGCTGCCCCTTTCCGGGCCCGGTACCACCGAGGTCGATGGTTTCCAGGGCGTCGATAGGCAGGGCAGGCCCACAGCCCGGGTTGATGCTGGGGAGTGGGTTATCAACCGCCGCTCCTCGGCCAAGCACCATAATTTGCTGCGGGCGATTAATGATGATTCTCCCAAGCTCAATAAGATTCTAGGGGGCGTGCAGGCTCTGGCTGATGGTGGGGTCGTCACCCCAGGTGAGCTCCTGAGATTCGCCAAAGGTGAAACCGTCAACGGTAAGAAAGCCCCCCGCTCCCTTGAGGGCGCGCCGTATGTTCTCGGCGGTGGCCTACTCGCCAACTGGGGGGACTGCAGTGGCGCGATGAGCGGCTTGGCCGCACTAGCTGTGGGATGGCCACTCGATGGACGCAAGTTCGCCACCGGGGATGAAGGCCCCGTACTGGCCCGTATGGGGTTCAGCACCGGCCTGGGCAGCGGCGGCCCCAGGTTTTCCATCGGTTGGCTCAACGGTGGCCCCGCCGGTGGCCATACCTCAGGTACCATTCATTTCACCGACGGGCAGGCAGTCAACGTCGAGATGGGTGGTGGGCGTGGTAACGGTCAAATCGGTGGTGGGGCGGCACCAGCCTCCCACCCCCAGTACACTAACCACGCCTACCTGCCACTTATTGCCGGGCAGATCGTGACCATCAACGGCAAAGACTATGATCCGGCTGACTTTTTGAGCCTCGGGGATGACATCGAATCCACCTCCGTGGATGGGGTGAAAACCAGTCGCGGTAACGTTTCGTGGGGCAAAGCCCAAAGCCTGTTTGACCAGGCCAAAAGGTATGTGCAGTACGGGCCGAAGTTCGACACCGGCGGCCGGTGGCCATCCGGCGTCCGAGGACGGAACGAATCTGGCGCCGACGAATTGGTTTTGACGAACCAGCAGTGGAAGCACCAGTCGGCCATCGCCAAGGCCCTGCCGGAGATCGGTAAGCAGAACGCTACTGCGGCGAAAATCCTCATGGCGGCAGGCGAAAAATTCGACCAAGCCGCTGGGGAAATCTCCACCGCAGCAAAGCTCTTCGCCCACGACGCCGAAGACACCCGGGTCATTGTGCAAGCCGAAGGCCGCCATTTCGGAGGTGGCTGGTTGGACTCCGCCGAAGTTGTAAGAGACGCCGAAAAAGGCCTTTACGAACTGCGGAAAAAGATCGCCACCGAATCCGATAGCATCAGCAAAGCCGAAAAGGAACTTGCCGACGCTAAGAAAGAATTGGCGAAAACCGAGAAAGAGGGTGCCGCGGTATCCAAGGCCGATAGGCGAAAACTGGAAGACGCCGAAAAATCCTTGGCTGACGCCAGGAAGAAAGGCAAAGCCGATCGCATCGCCGACGCCGAGAAGAAACTCGCCAGGGTCAGGGAAGACATCGGCGACAACCTGGAAAAATCCACCGACAAAAACGCCAAAGCGGTCAAATCCGCCCAGGAAAAGGTGAATAAAGCGGAGGACAAGTTGACGGCGGCTCGTGCCGCCCAGGCTGAGTCCCTCGCTGATCTAGAGGCGGCAGAACGCACTGTGGCGGCATCCCGCTATCAGGCAGCCAGCGAGATTGCTGAAAAGATCGGCGGCTCCCTCTCAGCAGGCATTGGGCACATCGCCAGCTTCTTCTCTGAAATAGAGAAAGCAGCCGGTATCGTGGATAAAACCCGGCAAGAAGTGTCCAAATTGGAAGTGCAACAGCAAACCAACGCCCTCACCAGGGCGAAAGCGTTGGCTGAGCTGCAGATCAGGGAGCGGGATGTAGAGCGCACCCGTGCCCGCGGCATCGTGAGCATTGCTCAAGCCGAGGCTGCCCTCGCCGAGGCCCGTAAGCAATCCGCCCTCATGGGGTCCACCAGCGTGGAAGCCATGAAAGGTGCCATTGATCGCTTCTACCGCACCGGCAAATTCACCGTCGAAGACCTGACTGCCTCCGTGGTGGCAAACAGCAAGGAAATCCAGGCCGCCGAATGGGGAATCCGGGTCGCTCGGGCCCAAGCAGCAGTCGACGACCTGGAAGCGGCGAAAGCCCAATCAGAAGCCCGCTACGAGGCGCTGGAGGCAACGCTGAAACAAACCGCGGCAGCGCAGCTGCTGCAGGCCCAGACCACGGCCCTTGCTGAGCAAACCGCCAGCCTATACGGTATGACCGCTAATCAGGCTCAGGGTGCGTCCAAGGGCTTTGGTGGGGTATCTAAACTAGTAGGCGGCATCGGTAAGCTCCTAGCCGGCGCTGCGGCTGGTGTTGCTGGTTTCACCGTCGGCGGGCCACTAGGCGCCCTGGCGGGTGCCGGCATGGCATTGGGCGGTCTGAAAGACCTGGTGCAGGGTGGCATTGACATCCACCAAAACAAGGACTCCATCAAGGACGCCTGGAAGAATCTAGGGACGGCTGAAAAAGCCGCCCTGGTTCTGGGGTCCGCGGGCGGTGCTGCCCTCACCATCGGCGGCGGTGTGCTCTCCCAACAATACGGAGTAGAAGCCGCCACTGGCGGCGCCAAGCTCGGCGAGCAGTTCATGGAGAGCACGATCGGTGCACTCCAGTACGGTATCAGCGGCAGGATCGAAAAATCCCAACGCCAAACCGAAGACCGGCTCACCGCTATCCAACGCCAGATCGACCAAAGCAACCTCAACCTGGAGCTAGAGCGAGCCACTAAAACTGTGGAATACCTCCGGCAAAAAGACAAACTGACCGCCGAACTGGAGTACGCGAAACTCAAACAGGAGATCGAAAAAACCGACGACGAAAAAGTGCGGAAAGCACTCGCCGCCGCCGCGGAAGTAGAACGCCTCCGCTCACTCGCCACCACCACCGAGGTAGCACAAACCGGGGAACTCCGCCAGCTCAACGCCACCCTGGCCGAACTCCTCGCGGTCACGAAACGCTCACTCGCTACCGGCTCCGGGCAGATGGGGCAATTATCAGCAGTCGATGCGGTGCGCTACGAGCGGGCCCGAATCTAACAGAAAGGAGGCACCATGATTGACCGACGCTATTTAGTGCGGTACATCGCCCCCACAGGTAAAACCTGGGAGCTGTCATCCAGCGCCTGGATAGCGGGCATCCGCAGGGCCGGCATCAAAGAGCTGATCGGCAGGCCCGAAGCCACCGGCATCGAAACCCTCGGCGTACCAGGCAGAGCCATCGAAGGCCTCCGATTCCCAGCCATCGAAGGCTCCCTCGACCTCTTCGTCCGCGCCGGGCAGGGCCGGCATGCCCATGATATTTGGGCAGAGTTTCGCCATGGTTTCTCTATCCTCCCGCCGTTGGGCACGCTCCAGATCGAGTCACCCATGGGCACCATGCACGCCCAAGTGCGGCTCAATGGTGCCCCATCTGATCTAGAAGTTGATGATGCTACGGCCGATGTGTGGGCATTATCCATACCGCTTGCTATTGATGCTGGCTACTGGGAAACGACCCCATTCCGAAAAACCGGGAGCGTCACCGTGACAAATTCCGGCCAGGTGTATATATGGCCGGAAATCGTGTGGGAAGGAGCCGGTGGGAAAGTAACACTCCCCTCCAAGGCGGAATTCACCCTACCCGCAGTGGACTCTATCCGCCGGCTGCACCTGGACCCGCAGAGATCCCACCAAGTACTCACTGCCATAGGTGTGCGGGATGATGACCTCTGGCGCCGAATTCGGGGCCAAATCATTTCTGAAGGCGTGCCCCCGGGGCAAAGCAGGCAATACAACTTACCTGCCAGGGCATTTCTGGAGTGGCGGATAGGGGTGCTCGACCCATGGCGATGACAATCGGGCAATGGTGGCAGCACGCTAGGCACCGGGCTACGGTGGCGGAAGATTTCGGACAATGGATCGGGCTGCTGGACGAGAACTGCGAACCGCTTTTCGATTGCCCACCACCAATAGAATTCTCGGCACCCGCTACCCGGGGCGGGCTGGTATCAGGCAGGTTCCTCCACAAAGTAGCAGACGGCGCTAGTGGGGCAGTACACCCGTTAGCGGATGAACTGATTGCCGATTTCGGCGCAGCCCAAAACGGGCAGCTTATCGAGG